AATTATGCCTAAAGTCCCAACCTATGACCGCTTCCAAGCGACCCCCAACACCCTGCCGCAAGCCTTTGCGCAGACCCCCAACACCCATCCCGAACTAGCGGGCCGACAGGCCCATGAGATCGGTCAAGGTTTAACCAGCGCGGGCGATGCGCTGGGCAAGATCGCCCAGGACATGATGGTGGAGACCAACCAGACCCGGCTGGATGATGCCTCGTTGCAGCTCAGAGAAGCCGCGCGCAAATTGCAGTTCGGCCAGCAAACCCAATCCGGTCAACAAGATCCCGGCACCCCGGTCGGTTATGCCCAACTGAAAGGCAAAGACGCCCTGGAACGACCCAACGGCCAACCCTTGTCCGAAGAGTACGGCTCTTTGCTACAGGAGCACGTCAGCAAGATCGGCGACAGCCTGGGTAACGATGCCCAGAAAGCCGCCTTCGCCCATTACGCCGGGGGCTTTACCAACGGCTTTAAAGATAACATCTGGCAGCACGCCTTCCAGGAGCAACGCACCTATAACGTATCGGTGGCGGATGGTTTGAAGACCGAAGCCATCGAAAACCTGAAGAGCAACTACCGAAACCCAGGTGCTGCTGAAGAGGCGATCACCACCGTACTGCAACAGACCAACCGCATCGGCAAACTGAAAGGGCTATCGGTACCGGAGATCGATGCCAGCGCCAAGAAAGAAGTTAGCGGCGCGCTACAGGTCGGCATCGCTGCGTTCCTGGCCGAGGGCGACCCGGAAGGCGCGCACAACTTCTACAACCAGTTTTCCCAGCACATGACCATGGACGACGCGTTGCCGGTCAAAGCCAAGATCACAGCGGCGGGCGATAACAAGATCGGCTTGGCCCACGGCCAGGCGGCATTCTCCCAAGCGATACCCGCAGCGCCTGCACAGATGGCGTTCGGCGCTATGGTCGGCGATGTGTTCAGCAAGGGCATTGTGCAGACTGAATCGGGCGGCAACCAGTTTGATGCCAACGGCAAGCCGTTACAGCACGTCAACGGCAACGGCACCTCCGATTTCGGCAAGGCTCAGGTCAACGAAAACACCGCACCGGAAGCCGCAAAACTGGCCGGGCTACCTTGGGACGAGCACAAGTACAAAAACGATCCCGACTACAACCACGCGCTGGGCCTGGCTTTCTTTCAAGAGCAATACCGGGTGCACGGCAACGACCTGACCAAAGCAGTGGCGGCCTACAACGCCCCGAAAGCGACGGCGGACGCGGTCAAAGAAGCGGCTAAAAAAGGCAACGAGGATAAAACCTGGTTCGACTTCCTGCGCCCGGACGTGCAGAACTACGTCAATACCAGCGTAGCCAACTACAACAAAGCCGCCAGCAAACCCAAGCCTGAAATGACCATGGCCGATGTCGAGCCTCACCTGGCATCCCAGAACCTGTCGCCCGAGCGCTTGAAGATTGCTCGCAACGAAGCCGAATATCACATCAAGACCTACAACGCGCAGATCAAACAACAGGGTGAACGGGGCCTGGCGCAAGCCATTGAGTACATGGATCAAAACAAGGTGACGTTTAACCAGCTACCCCAAACCTTACGGGATGCAGTACCTACCGACAAGTGGGGCGCGGCGGACAGTGCGGGCAAGAACCTGGCTGAGAACAAAACCAACCTGGTGCTGTACAACACCCTGGCCGCCGATCCAACCAAAGACCCACAGACCGGCAAACCGCTGTCCGACGAGGGCTTTATGAAGTACCGCGCCGAGCTATCCGAGAGCGACTTCAAGCACTTCTCGAACGAGCGCAGCAAGAAAAGCGGGGCTACTCCCGGCAGCAACGGCCCCGGCGATCTGAATACCGGCGCGATTAAAGCGTCTTTAGACAACAGTCTGAACCAGTTGGGCATCGATCCCTCGCCGAAGAGCGACGGCGGTACTGATGCAGCGCGCGTGGGATCGATCCGCAAATTCGTTGATACCTATTTCTACACGGCGCAACGCGAGGCAGGGAAGAAGTTCACCGATGCCGAAGTCAGTGATCATCTCACTGCGCTGTTCATGAAGAACCAGACCATCAAGAACTTCATGTCCAAAGATTACTCCGGTGCGCTGTTGGGGATGCAGACCAGTGACTTACCGTCAGGCACCCTGAAAGAGATCAAAGCGGGCCTTAAGCAATCAGGTGTTGGCAACCCTACCGACGCACAAATAATTGAACACTACTGGCAGACTCAGGTTTCACGATGAATATTGACTTTAACGAAGAAGCGACCCCGAACACCGACCCCCATCAAGGGGCCTTAAGCCTGCCCGCAGCCGCTCCGGTACCCGACCAGGCGCAAGCCGCACGTTACGGGTTTTTCGCCGCGTCCGAGACAGACCCGCAGACCTACGCCGAAATGAGCCGCCTGGCTAAGATCGCCAATGTACCGGTCGATGCGGCGATGGCCAATCCCAAAGAGGTCAAGCAACAGGTGAGGATGGGCTCGATTGACTTCAACACCCTGGCGCAGACCTCCCCGGCGACGGCAGCGGTACTGGCCAACATCGACTCGGCAAAGCTGGCGCACGATGACGTCAACAATATGTCGGACGTCGAAACCGCGCTGACCTACATGGGCGCGTCAGGCAAAGCCGGGGGCCATGACTTATTAGCCGCTGGCGCAAAGTTGATCGACGCGGCGCAACCGTTCACCACCAGTGATCAGGATCTGGCCACCCTGTACAAGAACGATCCCGAAGGCTTGAAACGGCAACGGGAGCAAGGCGCGTCGATGTTCCTGTCACGCTTTGCCCGGAGCCAGACACAGCAGGCCAACGCGACCCTGGAAGCGATCCCGCAACAAGCCAAAGATGCCTATGGGAATCTGAAATACGAGACTACAGACACCGACAACGCGGCGTATCTGTCCCCGGTGAAGATGATCAGCGATATGATCCGCTCGATGCCCACTACTGCAGCACTGGCCTTGACTACGTTCTTGACCCGAGGCGCGGCCAATACCGCACGGCAACAAGCCGCGCTCGTCGAAGGCGCCACCGAAGAGGCCATCCGCCAGGCGGGGATCGATGCCGCCACCAAGATGGCCACTCAATTCGGCGCGGCCTCGGAAGGCGCGGTCGGCTACGGCCAACAAGCCAACCAGACCCAACAAACTCTGGAAGATACACCAACCAGCACTATCGAATTCAGCCACAAAGCGCGCGACGTCAAGCCGGGCGAGTTGACCCTGGGCACCTGGTCAAGCAACCAGGACTTTCAGGATCTGATCAGCCAGGGCTACGACCCTGACGCGGCAAAACTCTATCTGTCCGCACGCGGCGCGGAGCAGTCCGGCGCGTTGGCCGGGGTAGTTGACACCCTGACCAACGCGGTCGGCGGCCACTTCCTGGGCAGGATCATCGGTGACGGCGGCAAAGTGCTACCACGTATCGGTAAGGGCCTGGCCAACGAAGGCGGGGTGGAAACCGTACAGAGTGGCGGCGAGCAACTGGGCGAGAATGCGGTACTGCAAAGCACTATCAAACCCGATACGCCGCTAATGGATAACGTCTTTGAAAGCATGATCCAGGGCGGCGTGGTCGGCGGACTAACCGGCGGCACCTTTGCCGGGATCATGGGCGGCGCGCAGAAGCGCAAAGACCAGGCCGGGCAGTCTGAGCAAGATGCGCAGATGATCGAACAACTGAACAAGCTGTCACAAGCCAGTCAAGTATTGGCGCGCAGCCCAGAGACCTTCGAGAACCTGGTGCAACAGGCCAGCGCCAACGGCACCGTCAATCAAATATACATCGAAGCTAACGCGCTGATGCAATCCGGCCTGGCCGATCAGCTCGCCGCCGTGTCGCCGTCCGTCGCCGCGCAACTGCAAACCGCTGCGCAAACCGGTGGGCAGATCGCCATTCCCATTGAAGAGTACACCACCCAGATTGCGCCCACTGAGCTGTCGCAACCTTTGCTCGATCATTTAAAGTTAGATCCCGAGGGCTATTCGCGCGCCGAAGCGGCCGCGTACATGCAAAGCGAGGGCGATCAGCTGCGCGCCGATATGGAAACCACCTTATCGGTTAAGCTGCAAGACCTGGCGTTTCGCCAATCGCGCGACGGTCTGAAGACCCAATTCAAAACCCAGCTGGACGGGCTCAACCACCACGACAGTCACGTCAACGAAGCCTACGCTACCCACCTGGCCAACTACTTCGGGGTGATGTCCGAGCGGATGGGCATGACGCCTGAAGAGATGTATCAGCAATTCCCGGTTAACTTCGTGTCGGAGTTAGCGCCTGGGCAGCATTATGATCAGAACATTCCAAAGCTTGACGAAGTAAAAAGCAAACTAGATGAACAAGGCGTTACACATTCAATCGGCGAAAAAGACGGACTGATAACGCTATCGAAAATCGAGGTACCCGAGGGCGAACGGGGCACAGGAAAAGGCACCGCCGCCATGCAGGCGATAACGGACTACGCGGACAGAACGGGGCAGCATGTCGCGCTGTCTCCTTCTGCTGATTTTGGGGGCAATAAGCAACGGTTGGTTGCGTTCTATAAGCGCTTCGGGTTCGTTGAGAACAAAGGCAAGAACAGGGCCTTCTCCACCTCTGAGAGCATGTACCGCCAAGCTGACGGGCAGAATGTTAATGTTGCCATTAAGCCTGATACACGCACTATAGAGGATTTTGCCAAGGAAGACCGAGGCGTTACCATCGACCAAGGTGCTTTGAAAATAGCACTGGCCTCGACAGATGATAATAACATCCTGCACCAGGGTGCCGAAGTCAATCGAGGCAGCTTTAACCCCGAATCACTAACCATCTCGCTTTTCAAAGACGCAAACCTGTCGACCTTTCTACATGAGACCGGGCATTTCTTCTTAGAGACTCACCTTCACCTGGCGTCGCAGCTCGAGCGCATGGCCGAAGACTTGGGTATCGATGCGCTATCGGTCGGGCAGCGCTCTATTCTCGACGATGCCAACGCCACGTTGGCCTGGTTTGGCGTATCGGATATCAACACCTGGTACAGCATGGATCTGGAGCAGAAGCGCCCGTTCCATGAGCAGTTCGCGCGCGGCTTTGAGTCGTATCTGTACGAGAGCAAAGCGCCCAGCCTGGCCTTGGCACCTTTGTTCCAACGCTTTGCTCAATGGCTTAGACGGGTGTATCAGTCCGCCAAAGCCTTGAACGTCGAGATCAACGACGAGCTGCGCGGCGTATTCGATCGCATGTTGGCCTCGGAAGCGGAGATCGCCCAGGCGCAACAAGCGCGCAGTATGATGCCGCTATTTGCTTCGCCCGAAGACGCTTCGATGACCCCTGAAGAGTTCGCCATTTATCAAGAGTCGTTGATTCGGGCCACCGACGCGTCGCAAGATCAATTGCAGTCACGACTGCTGCGTGACTTGCAATGGCTCCGAAACGCCCGCGCCAAAGCCATGAAGGGCTTGCAGAAAGACGCCAAGGAAAAACGCCGCGAAGAGCACATGGACGTTAAGCGCCAGGTGATGTCGCAACCGGTGTACCGCGCCTGGTCATTGTTGACCGGCAAGATCAGCGACGACAACAAGATCCCGGCGTTCGATGCCAAGACCAAATCCAACCCCAACCTAGTCGAGCCAGACAAAGATTCGTTGTTCGCCGCCATCGCCAAGTTGGGCGGCCTAAACAAAGCCGAGCTGATGACCACCTGGGATTTAGACCCGGCCTATAAGCCCTATTCCGGGGTGTTTGGCAAACCGGTATGGCGCAAAGAGGGCGGGCTATCCATCGACGGCATGGTCGAAGCGTTGGTGGAGCACGGCTATCTGCCCGCCGACGCGCACGGCAAAGCCGACATCCGCGATCTGGAAGACGCCTTCGACGCGGAGCTGCGCGGCAACAAGCAATACTCCACCGAGTACGATTATAATCGCAAAGCCGGCGAGCAAGTCGTCAACCCGCACGCCTTAACCGCAGTGCGCCTGGATCTGGGCGAACTGCTCGCTGCGGGCTATCACGATGACGTGCTGGACGTGCTTAAAGCGCGCAAGATGACTACAGTCAAAGACGGCTTCGATCCTGAGATCGTCGCCAACCTGGTACTGGACGACCAAGGCCAACCCGAATTCCACTCCGGTGACGAACTGCTGCGCGCCCTGGTGGCGGCAAGGCCCCCCAACGAAGTGATCGAAGATCAGACCGACGCGCGCATGTTGGAAAAGTACGGCGATATCGCCACCCCGCAAGCGCTGGAGAAAGCAGCCGACGTTGCGGTGCATAACGAATACCGCGCGCATGTGGTCGCCACCGAAGCCAACGCCCTGGCCGAGATCACCGGTAAACCCCGGGTGTTGGTCAACGCGGCCAAAGCCCTGGCGGCCGAGATCATTGGGCGCAAGAAAGTACGCCACGTAACCCCCGGGCAGTTCACCCAAGCCGAAGCCCGCGCCGCCAAATCAGCGGACAAGTATTTCAAGGACGGCGATTTCATCAACGCCGAAGCCGAGAAGAAGAACCAACTGTTTAACCTGTATGCGGCCAAAGCGGCAATGGATGCACAAGACGAAGTCGCCAAGATCGACAAATTCTTCAAGAAGGTGATCGGCGGCAAGGACGTAGACCTGGCCAAGCTGCGCGATATGGACGTGGTCAACGCGGCGCGCGCGGTTTTGGGGTTGTTCGGTTACAACGGCAAAGCCAAGACCGGTCTGGAGTATCTGAAGTCGGTCGAGAAGTACGATCCGCAAGCCTACCAGGTGTTGAGTCAAAGCGTGCAGTTTGCCGAAGCCATGGCCGCGTCGGCCAAGTTCCAGGGCAAGCCCACCATCCGTGATCTGACGGTCGAGCAGTTACGCGAGCTAGCCGAAGAGATCCACACCCTGTGGCATTTGTCCAAGCGCAACAAGACCATCGAGATCGATGGCCAGCTATTCAACCGCGAGCTGGTTGCTGAAGAATTGGGCTTCCGCCTGAACGAGATCGGCGTGCCCGACGTCATGCCCGGCGACTTCAGCGCGGTGACGCCCGGCGAAGAGCGCATGATGCGCTTCGCTTCGTTGAAAGCAGTATTGCGCCGCGTCGAGTCCTGGGTGGATCTGAAGGACGGGCTTAATAAGATGGGTCCGTTCCGCCGCTACCTGTGGACGCCGGTGCGAGAAGCGGCCGATCGTTACCGCGCCGACAAGATCGGCTACCTTAAGGAACTGCGCGCGGCGTTCGCCGCCATTGCGCCGACTTTCAAGACTACCAACCTCCACGCCCCTGAACTGAACTACACCTTCGGCAAAGACTCTGGAGGGGTGGCGATGAACGAATTGCTGCACGCAATCCTGCACACCGGTAACGACTCCAACAAGCGCAAATTATTGCTGGGTCGTAAGTGGGCAGATCAACGCGCTGACGGCACGGTCGACACGACCAAGTGGGATATATTCATACAACGCATGATCCACGAAGGTGTGCTGACCCAGGCGCATTTCGACTTTGCCCAGACTATCTGGGATCTGCTCGACAAGACCAAACCCCTGGCGCAGAAAGCGCACCGGGATGCCTTTGGCCGTTACTTCACTGAAGTCACCGCCAATGAATTCATGACGCCCTGGGGCAGCTATCGCGGCGGTTATATCCCGGCGTCGGTTGACAGTCGAATCGTCAAAGACATGGCGCTTAAAAAGCTGGTCGAAGAAGGCAAGGACAGCATGGCCCACGCCTTCCCCAGCGCCAGCAAAGGCTTTACTATGGCGCGGGTTGATTACAACCGGCCATTAATGCTGGACTTGCGCACCCTGCCGCAGCATCTGGACAAGGTGCTGATGTTCAGTCACCTGGAGATGCCGGTACGCGACGCCACCAAACTACTTAATACCGGCGCGGTCAAGTCGGGGCTGAACCGGCAAGATCCGGCGGCGATCAACGATATGCTGATCCCCTGGCTAAACCGCACCGCGCACCAGCAAGTCACCACGCCAATCTCCGGTATGCCGTGGATGACGCGATTTCTGAACACCCTGCGCAACCGTACCAGCATGGCGGCGATGTTTGCCAACGTCAGCAATACCGCACAGCAGATCACCGGTTTCTCTCTGGCAGCGGTTAAGGTATCGCCGTCCCGATTGTTGTCCGCAACTGCCGACTACATGAAAGCGCCCAAAGCGTTCACTGCGCAGATTGCCGATATGTCTATGTACATGGCGCACCGCATGGAGAATGAAGTCGGCGCGATGATGAACGACATCGATCAGATTCTGCTTAACCCGACCTTGTTCGAGAATGCCCAGGCCTGGACGAAGCAGCACCAATTCTTTATGCAGTCAGCGGTCGACAATGTCATGGGCCCAATCATCTGGAAGGGTGCCTTCGACCAGGCACTGGAGGAAAACTACGACGAGAAAGCAGCGGTGCGTATTGCCGACGCGGTGGTACGCCAGACCCAGGGCAGCTCACAAGCCGAAGACGTCAGTCGCATGGAGACCGGCGACGCTTGGCACCGGTTGTTTACTTTGTTTGCGGGTTACTTCAACATGCAAGCCAACCTGTTGGGTACCGAGTTCGGCAAAGTCTCCCAGGAGATGGGCTTGCGTAAGAACAAGGGCAAAGGTTTTATGATTTTCGTGTTGGGCTTTTATGTGCCGGCTTTGGTGGCGCAAGCCATCGCCGAAGGGTTCAGGGGCGGGCCCGGCGACGATGACAAGGACGGCGAGTATCTCGACGACTGGTTGATGTCGTTGTTCGTCTACGGGCCGATTCGCAACGCCACCGCCTTCGTGCCTTTTGTTGGGCAAGTGGCTAACAGCATGATTGCTCGGTTCAACAATAATCCGATCGATGACCGGGTCAGTTTGTCTCCGGTAATCAGCGCGCTTGAGAGTGCGGGAGGTGCGGTAAAAGACGCCATCGACATTGCAAGTGGTGAAGGCAACGCCAAGCAAACCGTGCGTGACGTAGCAACGCTGATCTCTTTGTCCGTAGGACTTCCTGCAAGTGTTGCGGCCAGACCGTTGGGCTACCTGGCCGGCGCGGCACAAGGCAAGATCGATCCGACCGGGCCGATCGACCTGGCGCGGGGTCTGATCACCGGTGCGCCAAGTCCGGAAAGCAGGCAGCACTGATGCACTTGTTAGCACCCCGGGGGGTTAGCCTTACGCTAACTTTCTTGAGGTGTAACTATGTCTATCGCCAGTACCAATCGTAAAGCGGGGCCGTACACCGGTAACGGTCTGACGACCTCCTTCCCTTTTTCATTCAAAGTATTCGCAGGGTCGGATCTGGTCGTCACCCGTACCGATTTGTCGGGGATAGAAACGACCCTAACCCTATCGACGGATTACAGTGTTTCGCTCAACGCGAACCAGGACAGTAACCCCGGCGGATCGGTATCCACCGTATCGGTACCGGCTTCCGGGATCTTGATCACGCTGTCCAGCTCCGTGCCGCTCCTACAACCGGTGGTACTCACCAACAACGGGGGCTTTTATCCAAGCGTTATTAACGACGCGCTGGATCGCTTGACTATCCTTGTACAGCAGATTGCAGAAACCATAACGCGTAGTGTTACCACCAATATTTCATCGACACAGACACCCGCGCAGTTGTTAGCTTCCATTTTTACCGCGCAAACCACTGCCGTTAGTGCGGCGGCATCCGCCTCCGGCTTTGCAACAACAGCAACAACCCAGGCGGGTATCGCAACAACCAAAGCAGGCAACGCAGATAGCAGCGCTATCGCAGCGGCAGCTTCCGCGGTAGTTGCTGCTGCTGTAAATAATATATCGGTGTTTATGTCGAGCCTAATGCCGTTGACCAATGCAACCTCAGTACAGACGGCGTTGGGTGTACCGTCCACCACCGATCTGCAAAAACAAACCAATACGGCTGTTACAACAACCGGAACCTCAACCGCCTATGTTGCTGCGCCCTCTCCGACCATTGCAACGCCAACAGCTAACACAAGGCTCAGGGTCAATTTCCATTTAGCATCGGGCGTAACACCAACGCTCACAGTTGGATCAGTAACCGCAAACCTACAACAATATGACGCAACTGGCGCATTGGTAACAGCTAAGCTGGGGTTAAATCAACTGACGAATGTTGAGTATAACGGGACTGGGTTTGTGGTATTGAATCCTTTGTTGCAAACAGCGGGTGATATTCGCTATGCAAAGTTGGAGGGACTCAATACGCAGGTTTTTAGCGTGGCTAATGGAGCGTCTGGAAATGATGCGGTTAATTTTGGGCAAGTATCTAATACTATAAATTCAGGGAAGGTTGGCGGGGTATTAACACCCGTTTTAACAACTGCTTATTTAAATAGTTCCGGTAAAAACTACCATATAAGGTACATGAATCCATCCGGGGGAACAAACACCTCCTATGCTGAAATATCAGCAGACGGAACAACTGGTTGGATACAGGTTTGTGCAGCTTATTCATATAATTCAGGGACATGGTCGAGTTTTGGGTGGGGTAGTTTTTTTGTTCCCCCCGGTTATTACTACCGATTTACATCCGTTGCGCCCTCACAAGTATATTACCAATACTAAATATTATGCCAAACTATATAACACGTAATAACACACTTATTTTTTTAGACTCTGAAGAGCTAGAGAACCATTTACCTGCTGGGTGCGTAAAGATAACTCAAGCGGAAGCGGACGCAATTAGAGCAGCAGCCGAAGCAGCGAAGCCGGTCATTATCCCAATCTTGACAATGCGGCAAGCCCGTTTGGCTCTGTTAAGTATGGCCTTACTCGATGATGTCGAAGCCGAGATTACAACGACCGAAAACAGAATTTGGTGGGACTACTCAACAACCGTAGAGAGATCGAACCCATTGGTCATCTCGGTGCTAACTGCACTAGGCAAAACCAGCGCAGAGATTGATGATATGTTTATTTCAGCTGCATTGATTTAGGATAAGTTATGACCCCCGAATTGATCGAAGAGATTGTTTTGCGCGCGCTACACACGCACAACGAGAACAAGGCCGAGGTGCATTGCTCCCACTGCGAGTGGATACAGGAGCATATTGAAATGGAAGCGCGACGCAAAGAACTGTTTATGGAAGCGGCCAAAGCGATCGCCCAGTATTCAGTGCTGGGCCTGCTGGGCGCGTTCGGCTATTGGATCAAGGGGCATGTGCAGTGGTAACGCAACAACTCAAATTTGAAGAAGGCCTAAGGCTTAAGCCTTACCTCTGCACGAAGGGCCACAAAACCATCGGCTATGGCCACAACCTCGACGCGCACCCGGGTGAAGAGATCCCGGAACAGATCACCCAAGAGCAAGCTGAGGTGCTATTGGCGCTGGATATTCAGACAACTCAGAAGCAGATCAGCAAACAATGGATGTCTTTCAGTTTGTTAGACGAAGTTCGCCAGGCCGCGTGTCTCAACATGGCCTTTCAATTGGGGATAGACACCTTCTTGAGCTTCAACAAAATGCGCCGTGCGTTGGCCAGGTTTGACTGGGAACTGGCGCATAAAGAAGCGCTAGACAGTCAATGGGCGCAACAGACACCGGAGCGCGCTGCGCGCGTTGCCAAACAATTTATAACCGGGCGATACTATGTCATTCCTGTTGCTTAACTTTATCAAAGCGGCAGCGCCCTATCTGCTGTTGGTAGCTTTACTGTTCGGGGTTTACTCCGCTGGCTATCTGCAAGCCGACAAGAAGTTCACCGAGCGCGAAGCGCAGAACAAAGCCCAATCCAACGAAGTTTTATACGCTGCGCATTTAAAAAATGCCGCCATCGAAAACCAACTGGCCGACGCCGCCCAGACTATAGAGAAGGTATCCCTTGAAAACACACAAAAGATTGACGCGCTTACTGATGATAATCACAAGCTGTTGGCTAGTCGGTTGCGCCGCCAACCTTCCGCCCGCAGCAATTGCAGCGCCCTGCCCGACTCTTCCAGCGCCGCCACCGGTAGCGATGAGGCAGCTGCCGACACCTGGATGGTACAGCGAACAGCTGCGGATCGACTTATTGACCGGCAATCCAGCGCCGACCAAGTAACCGAGACCGCAAGGGCTTGTCAAGATTACGTTAACAAACTACAAGAGGCATTCAAATGATATTAGGAATAGACTGGACGCAAGCAAGCACCCAACGCGGCTTGGTGTGGGTGATCGGCGCAATCGTCGCCGCAACTTTTTACGGCTTCGGCAAAGATCCCATGCCGATCATGTTGGCAACCAGCACCCTGGTGGGTGGTTTGGGGTTGGCAGTAAAAGACTGATGCAATTCTGATGCAATGAGTGCATCAAAACATCAACAAACATGACAATTCATATCTAATTTTTCACTTGTTAATCAACAGCTTATAATTTAAGTTGTTGATTAATAACGGCAAAAATGGGTTTCATAACCCCGGGGTCGGTGGTTCAAGTCCACCTATCGCCACCATATTTTTCAATGAGTTAAGTGATTTTCGTTTTTAATCCCGGGGCATTTGATGCAATGGTGATGCAATGGATATTATTTGACCCTGCTTATTTGAAGTGTATCATCCTGCCGCATGGCAACTTTTACTAAAAGAAATTCAGGGTGGTTCGTTCAAGTCAGGCGCAAAGGTCACGCTTCGATTTCGCGTACCTTCAATTCCCGCACCGAGGGTGAACGCTGGGCTCTGACTATCGAGTCAGGCATGGGCGTAGGCACCTACGTTGATAACCGAGAAACCTTAACCACCTCCCTGTCTGAGTGCCTTGACCGGTACGCCACTGAGATCATTCCTCAAAAGAAAGGTGCGGCCCGCGATATGTATCGCGTTAACTTATGGAAGGGCGACAAGCTCGCCACCAAAGGTATCGGCACCATCAAACAGACTGACGTTGCGCTGTGGCGTGATGCACGCATTGCATCAGGCAAAAGCGGCAGCACGGTAACCAAAGATTTGGCGCTACTATCCCACGTTTTCACCATCGCGATCAAAGAGTGGGGCTTTCCTTTAACCAATCCGGTGCTAATGATTCGCAAACCGAAAGCGGCGTTGGGTAGAGATCGAAGGTTACAACCGGGTGAAGAAGAACAGATACTGGCGCAGTGCTCGCCTGAGATGCGGGCGTTTGTCACGCTGGCAATAGAGACCGCCATGCGCCGGGGAGAGCTGGTCAGTTTACGACGATCGTGGATAAGAGGCGCGGTTGCCAGGCTGCCCGATACCAAGAACGGAACACCGCGCGCGGTGCCGTTATCGGTTGCTGCGTTGGCTGCGATTGCCGCCCTGCCCTTGCGCATCGACGGCAAGCTGTTTGAATTCCAGGAAGACCACTACAGCAAATCGTTCATGCGCGCATGCCGCAAAGCGGGTATTGAGGATCTGCATACTCACGATCTCCGGCACGAAGCAACAAGTCGGCTATTCGAGAAGGGGCTTGATGTCATGCAAGTTAAATCGATAACGGGGCATAAGACGTTGCAGATGCTATCCCGATATACTCATTTAAAAGCTGACGAACTCGCCTTGTTGCTGGGTTAAACCGCCAACCTGGGCCGACCGCGCTTGGCCGGTTGCACCGCAGTCAGCACAGGATCTTCACACAAGCTATCCGTCCAGGCGACAACATCCTTCACCCGCCAGCGTTTATTGCCGCCGATCTTGACGGCCGGAGGAAAGCGGTTCTCTAGGATCAAGCGGTTGATCGACGAGCGACTGATACCCGTAGCGGTCTCTACGTCTTCAATGGTCATTAATAATTTCATTCGATCACCTCCGCGCTTATCTTTCCGGTCAGGGCGCACTTGGTAAATTTAATTACTTGGTAGCCGAATTTTGAAGAAACCCGTATTTCGTCTATTTCATCATCCTCAACGATTTTGTAGTCTTTAACTACTGCATCCCTAGCTGGATTAGCTAATGGTTCATACACAGGCCTCCCATATCGATACGCCTTAACTGCTAACCGCTTACCCGCAGCATGAGCCGCTTTAAGTTCGGCATACGGGTCAACCTGTTCCAGTTCGGAAATTTCTTTCTCTAACCCGCTGGTTAGCTGCTTCAGGTACTCTATGTATTTTTGTTTGCACTCAATCTGTTCAGCGGGACTCGTTAATATTTTCATGCACTTTGCTCCGACCATTCCCGGCGATAGCGCAAGCCGGGCTTTATAAATTCAAGTAACAACTGATTGCCTTTCGCCGCCTTGGCTTTATCGCAACACGACTGGCAGCGCTTCGACTTGTTGCTGGGTATTATCTTGCCCAGGTTCTCGATCGGTTGATCGTGATGGCAGGCTCGACAGTGGAAAGTTTTCTTAACCATGTTCTCTCCGAGCTGTCAGGCGATCCGCCACCAACTTCGCGTAACCCGCGATGTCGATCCAAGAGTCGTCGTAGTTTGGATCGCCGTTTAGGATGCGACCGATCTTGTGGGCGAGCATTTCCAGCGCTTCCTTTTGATCAGGTTTAAGACTTTCCCATTTATGGGCGTCTCTCATTACTGCCTTCAGATCTTGGGTGATATTGGCGTGCATATCGAAAGCACCGTAGCGGGTACCCCGTTCGATTAAGGTTTGTGCCAGGTTGGTTGTTTCGCTCATAGTTATATCCTCGTTTTCATTGCGTCTAATAAAGTATCTTGAATGGATTTCTTGTTGCGTAATCTGGCCAGCACCTCGGTGTCCAGCGTGCCTTTGGTGGTGAGGTAATGCACGAACACCGGCCGGTCGTAACCGCTTTGCGCCTGGCGGGTCGGGCCAATGCGCTCGATGATTTGCATGTGTTGCTCCATGTCCCACCACAGGCCGAAGAAGGCGATGATATTGCCGCCGTCTTGCAGGCTTAAGCCATGCCCCGCCGACGCAGGGTGAGCGAAAAGCACCGGTATCTCCCCGTTATTCCACGCGCGGATCGTGCCAGGGTCAGCGTCCAGCGCCCGGCCCTGAGGGAACGCGCGTCGCAATCGTGCCAGGTCGTGCTTGAAATGATAGGCCACCAATACCGGCATGCCCGCAGCCTCTTCGATAATGGATTCCAACGCTTTGATCTTTTCATTGTGTACCTCCTGATGGGTGGTTCGGTTGTCGTCGGTATAGATGGCGCCATTGGCCAACTGCAAACATTTAATAGTCTTGCTGGCGGCGTTAAATGCCTCGATCTCTTTGCCGCCGTCCAGCGCCAGGAACATTTCCTGCTCCATGTCCCGGTATTGCCGCCGCGCTTTGGGCGACATCTCCACCTGGATGACGTTGACGATGGGTTCCTTAATGTCAAAGTAGTCTTTGGCATCAATGGTGATACAGGCCGTGCGCATCTTGTCTTCGATCTGCGCCTGGGCAAACGGCATCGGGGTGATCTGCATGG